TTTCTACGCAAACCACTTAAATACTTTGGTACATCTGCGTCCTTCTTATCCTGCCATGCTTTTAGACTGCGTAAGCACGCCGTAGGCGCCGTCTGAAACCATTTTAAGACCTTTTTTAGTTTATCTTTTATCATGCCATTCCTATGTGGTCGCTGAGGCATATTCTGTTTGCCTCTCATCTCCTCTGCAATAATCATAGTTTGTCCTAACATATCTGCCTCTATGTATCCTGTGGTAGTTGTTCTTACATGTTTCATAGTTGTATTATCTCTCATTCACTCATAGGTTGCCAGACACCTCTAGGCGCCGGACTCAACGGATTCTCTAAATCGCCTCTATATCCTTCTCATATACATTAATAACCTCGGTATTGTCTTTACCCTCGGTTAATGGTTCGGAAGAGGTCGGATATGGTTCTCCAACGCTATCCTTATAACATCTGAGCACCATTGTATGATTACCTGCCTCTATTGATATTGTATGTTTAATCGCCATTATGATATATCTACCACTTGTATATGGATTTATTTCATCTTTACCTGCTGTCTGGTATAATGGTTCATTAAACCTTATTACATCACCTGCATTTAATATTGTGTTACCATATACTAATAATGACAAATTCATGTTCTTAACACCTTGTCTTTGACTTACTATCTTTTGTAATGTTTCTTTAGTAGGCACAAATTCATAGTCATTATGCACCTTACTAGTCTCGGTAACCACCATTTTCTTTGTATTAGGGTGTTCATGTAAACCTTTATCATCATACAAAGCTTCTGGTAATATATGTTTACCTGTATCTGTCTCTGCGCCAACGGTCTCTAAATGAAACCCCTTCTCAAAGTCTTCAATGTAATTAAAATCGTGTGTCTTAATTGTTTTATTAAATGCGTCATGTACAATTAATCTATTTGCGTACATACCATTCATCATGTTTTCTAGTGTATCGGCATGTTTATCAAACTCATACTTAATTACGGTCTGCATACGCCTTTGTATATCTTTTTTACCTGCTGATACACCATCTTCAATCATTGCCTTTTGTGTTCTAAATCCCCACTTTTCAGGTCTACCTACTGCACCACCCATTGCCATTAATGACTCAATACTTCTAAAATGAAAACCATCTTTGTTTTCATAAAAAAGATAACCTGAATTATTATATTTACCTGATACGCATTGTGATGATAAGAAGTTAATTGCCTTTAATGGTTTCATACTAGGTATGACATACTTAGCATTGGTAGCTGTATTCTCAAATAAAAATGGTTTTTTAGAATTTAAATATTTTTTATTTCTTAATATATCATTTACTGCGTTTTCAATTGGACCTGCGTATGCTCTACTTACAGAGGTGATTTGACTATTAATTGCCTCTGGTGATGTAAAATATATTTTATATAATTGACCTGTATCGTTATCGGGGTCTTTTGTAACCTTATCCACCTTGTAGATATGCATTGGTGTACCAGTTTCTTCAGAAAAGTCATAACCAAATAAACCAGGTGTATTAAATTTTAGTGATAATCTTTCTAATCCTGTTAACGGAAATATAGTTCTAATATCATTTGTGTCATATACAATAACGCTACCTGACATTACATTTCTAAAGATATTTTCATGTAAGTTTAAAACTGCCATGATACCTTTTATATCAAAACTATATGTGGTATTTTTTTCTTTATCAGGTCTATAAGATATAATTGCTATCTCATCAATATTATATTTACCTGGATTGTCTAATATATCTCTTTCAGCAACTGCCATAACATTACTTTCTCACTAGTCTAACAAATTCATCTTCAAAAACTTTTAAATATTGTGGTAATAAAAGTCTTATCTGTCTTTTTTTATCTTGTTCTCTTCTTTCGTATTCTATATTTGATACTGATTCTGCACCTGCTGTATCACTATTTACTTCTATTTTATGTGAATAGTCTGCTGGTCCCTCACCTGTTTGTTTACCACTTGGTTGTGTAATCTCGTAATGATGTATACCATCTGGATTAGCATACTTGTCTGCTACATATTGTTGAAAATTAAACTCATCTAGCGGCCAGTCGTAATATCTATTGACAACATTATTTACCAAACATACAACCCAAAAATAATCTGCGTCACCATATGCCTTATATGCTACATCTTCAGGTTTCTCTCCCTCATGCACATCAAATTTATCAAATAGTGTTACATTGTCAGCAATCTTACTTCTTACTTTCACTCTTCTAAAAATATCTGTAATTTCTTGTGAGTTGCCATTTACACCAGATAAGTTATAATCTAACAAAGGAAATTGTTTAAAATATTTCATTAAGCACCCTCCTCTATATCTCTCTTCGTGATAATTCTATCTTCTAGGAAGTTAAGTGTTAATTTTGTGTGAACAGGTTGACCATCAGCGAATGATGTAACTTGTCCGTCTGGTGTGTAATCAACCTCAACATCTGTACAATAACATAAACCAATCTTATTTAATTTTTTATTTTCTTTACCGTTAAACATGTAAATAATTTTAAAATAATTTGGTATTGTAAACACACCACCTTGTGTGCCTTCAGCAAAACCTGGTGCTGAATTATATTTAAAAATCTTAATTATAGTATCTACCGCCTCTGCCTCTGCAACACTTCTAGGCCAAAAGTCAAATGTAAATGAGAATGTTCTTTGTGTAGGCGAATTATAAAATGCCTCATTTCTAGGATTTACTGCAACACCAGCTCTCTTTGCTAAAAACCTTACCGGGTCACCCATACCACCCATTTCAACAAATTCACCTAATAGTGTTTTTAAATTTCTTGCAACACCACCAACAACACCCTCTAAACCTGCTTCTACTTTATCAGCGGCTGTTTCTGCGTCTCTAATACCTTGTATACCTCTTTCAATATCACCTGCTAAACCTGCCTCTGTATCTGCGTCATATGATTGATTATATCCTACTTTGATACCTGTTGGCATATAAATTGATATTGCTGAGTTTGATAATGTGCCATTAGGAAGTTTTATACTTCTTGTTCTCTCAGCTTTCTTCTTTACACCTTTAGTCTCAATTGTTTGAGCATCGGAAGAATATTTAAACATACTATCATTACCAGGATTATATTTGAAAGAACCTGATTCAAATAGTATGTAATGACCTAATTCATTTGTACCTAGGTCAAGTGGATATTGAACAGCACTAAATGATAATGGGTTTGCTCTTAACTTTTCATTTTGACTTTCTGGTATCTCAAAAGGAGACTTTTTTAATAGTTGTGCTGATACTTTACCTGCGTCTTTTTGTGAACCAGACATTGCTGAGCCAGCGATATCGGTAATAAAACCTGTCGCTAAACTACCTATATGATTTTTTAATGCTTTAAATCCCATTTGATAAATAATCCTTAATTAGTAATATTTATATAGATTATAGGTACATTATGGCAAAGAGTTATAGAGGATTATACAGACCCACCAATCCTAAAAAGTATGTTGGTAACACCAAACAGATAGTATATCGGTCATTATTAGAAAGACGGTTTATGCGTTATTGCGACCTAAACCAAGATATATTATTTTGGGCAAGTGAAGAATTGCCTGTTAGATATTATAACCCGCTAGACAAAAAATATCACCGATACTTTCCTGACTTTGTTGTAAAGACGGTGAATAATGATAAGTACATGATTGAGATAAAACCCTCCCGCCAAGCAGTAAAACCCAAAACACCAAAAAAGAAAACAAAATCGTATATGCGAGAGTCATTTGAATATATTAAAAATCAAGCAAAATGGTCAGCTGCCAAAGCGTATTGTGAAGATAATGGTATGAAGTTTAAAATCATTACTGAAAAAGACCTAGGTCAATATTAAACAAAAGCAGCGTTTCTATATTCATTTTCATGGAAATTATCACCTTGTGTAGATAATTTACCAGCTATCGTAGTAGCACTAGCAGAATTAATTTGTTTCTTATTATCCATAAATGTGATAGGTGCGACCATAGTTGTTTCTCTATTGTTAGCAGCCGATTGTTCTTGTAAAAATTGACTACCTTGTTGATTGACACTTCTTTTAATTAATTCTCTCAATTCACTATCTGGCATGATTTCTCTTAATTGGTCTAAATTATATAATAGACCATTTGTTGTGCCAAATTTTTGTAGTCTTTTATCTATCATTAATATTTTACTTTCAAGAGTACCTCTTCTATTTTCTGTACCAACCTCAAATTCTAGTTTTCTAATGATTGCTTGTAAATCATTTACCTCTTTCGTATCAAAAAACTTGCCTGTATTTCTTGTTTCGGCGTCTATCAAATCTTTTTTAGCTTGTTCTAATTCTAATTTTTTTGATTGTAATTCTTTTTCAGTATCTATTTTTTGTTGTTCTAATTGTGGTATATTTTCTAATTGGTCACCACCTATACCTGCTAAATTTCTAGCAGCTTGATTTCCTTTAGCAGAAAGGTCTACTCCTGAATCTACTAATTTTTTGGCATAGTTTTGTACCCTATCACTAAAGGCTGCTAATTTTGTAAATACAGCACCACTCTCTTCACCAAAACCACCTTTAGCTGCAACTGCTTTTAATGATTCTATTGTTGAAAAGAAATTGCCTGCCTTTGTATTATCCATTAATATAGTTCTTAAAGCGTCATCACTATAATTTGCAATCGTGTCAACTAATGCTGTTAATTTTGTTTGTGTAGCAGTATCAGCAGTAAATTTTGTTATATTCTGACCTGCCTGTTCATTTGCTTCAGCAGCAGCCACTTGTGCCTCACCTAATGCTGATAACTGACCTAGATTTATACCAAATCTTTCAAATAAACCCTCTTCTTCTCTAGCAGCCCACTCACCCATTTCTTTATCTAATTTTGCTGTTGTTTCTCCTAATTTCTTCAATGCCATTTCTTGGTACTCATCAACTTTTTTAGCAATGAACATTGCACCTGCGCCTACAGCAACAGCGGCACCTATACCTATCAATACAGGTAATGAACCTAAAGCGGCACCAAATGTAGCGACTTTTGGTATTGCTGAACCTGCAAATACACCACCTAATTTAGAGGCGGTAAACATAGCAGCTGCACCTGTACCAATAGCTGCGCCTGCAAAATCAGCGTCTGATATTTCATCTGCGTTTAGAGAACCACCAATATATTGTGCCACTTTGGCAATCATAGGAACCGTAGCACCAATAATTGCACCAGGTATTCCTGCGACACCAAAACCAACACCAGCACCAATCATACTCATTTTTATTTCTTGTTTGGCGTCTTTATCTAATTCTAAATCAAACTCTTTATTAACATAATTAACAATTGGGTCAGCAACATAACCTGCTATTGCACCATAGATACCACCTTTTAGTAATTTACCACCTAGTTTCTTACCAAAGTTTTTTAATGCGTCTTTAGTCAATAAAGCAGTACCTAGACCTGCTGTCAATATAGATTGCATTCCTAACTTGTCGGATAATTCTTCAAATTGTTCATCATCTAAACCACCATCGCCCCCACCTGCAACTGGCACACCACCACCTGCACCTGGTTTAGGTTGATTTTTTATAACTTGGTCTCTTGCTCTTCTTTCAGCCTCTTCAGCTAAATCTAATTGTGCTTTTAAAACAGAACCAACATTATTGATACTTTGTAAAGTATCTTGTTGTAATTTTATCATGTCGCTTAATAAAAACGCACTAGAAGTTCCAGCACCTGCTTGTAAAATTGCACTATTAGCTTCAGCAGGTGGTAACATATTCTGTACACCAATAAGTGAAGAACCTACTTTACTTTGAATAGCAGTTGCTAATTGTAATGCGTTTTGAGCGGACATTATTTGTTTTTCTTACTTGAACCTGTATATAAACCAAACCAGGCAGCGCCAGCACCAACAACGATACTGATTAACCCACTTTGTTCCATAGTAGGTGCCTGTAAGTTCATATACCATATTACACATTTGTATAATAAAATAATATACACGGTCAAGAATAATCTTGGAAATATTCTCCAAGCGTCAACAGCTCTTGCCATGTGAATAATTTTTGCGTAAGGATTAGGACCTAAATCTTTTACGCTTGTATCTACCTCTAAATCAACCTTTACTTTCTTACTGATTTCAGGTTTATCAGCAGGTACTACAATTTTTTCTTCTTCAGCCATTATTTTCCTCTGTTTCTCTCTTTAATTTTCTCGTTCTCTTCCTTGATATGAGTAACAAGTAAATCTACATATATTTCCCTCTCCCAAGGTAGCATACCCTCTAACTCTGCTAGAGAATATTTATGATGTTGCATTAAAGCAAAATTCACCTTAAAGTAGTTCTCTAAGCTGTCGTGAGAGAGGGCAATACGAAAAAATCCTGTGCCCCTTTCAACACTATTTTACTTTTCACTTTGGTTTTAGGATTCTCTACTTCAACCTCATGTCTCAATTGTGGCATGCTTGCAAAAAATTTATTAATTTTATCAAATGTTTTTCTATCTAAACTTTCGATAAAGTTTTTTAATTCATCTTTTGTATAATCTGAAACATTATGTTCTTTTTCACCTTCAAATATAGAATGAATACAACCATAAATCATTTCAAACACTTGTTCAGTTTTCATACCTTGAACATTTAATTTTGGGTCTACCGTATCAATAGTAGGATACTTCATTACAATTCCAATATTTTTAGTTTCATCAACCATAATTTTATTAGAATGTTCATCATCAACTTGTACCTCAACTTTTGATAAATCAACTTCTTTTGTTACATAAGTTTCTTTGTCGTCAGGACAAAGTAATCTAATGTTTGCTACTTCACCAACTGATTTTGACCTAATCTGTAAAAACACAAATTCTAAATCAAATGTTGGCAATCTACCTGCGTCAAGTTGACCAAATGTACATGTTGATACAATATCTTTAATTGCATTTTTTATTTCAACATCATCATTTGATTCTAACGCCTGTAATAAGACCTTTTCCTCTTTTACAAGAAATGGTCTATACTTTACTTTGACATCAGCTGATGGTAAAGTCAACTCATATGTCGCTGTATCTAATATAGGCAATGCCATAATATATCTCCTTTATAATTTAATATTATCCAAATGGCGGGAATGCTCTACCACCTGTAATTCTACCAATTGGTAGATTTCTTCTAGTTGTTTGTAGCACATCTCTACCAGCTCTTTGTAATTCTGGTGGTAATTTACCTAAAATACCACTAAACAATCCAAAATCTTTACTCGCTTTAATCGTAGGCACATCACCTTGTGATTCACCTACGGTTGCGTTGTTAACTTGGTCAATTGTTAAATTTGACCAGTTTCTAAAATTTAATGTTATTGGTAAATTAACTATTTCATTACTTGTGCCTGAATTATAGTTAATAGAACCAATTGTTTGAGGATAAACCTCATGCAATCTCACAGCATATGTTACACTTGCGTTATCTACTTGATAACTTTTATTTTGTTGTTCAATGTCAAATTGACCTAATTGAAATATGTCCATAGAACCAATATAATTATCATAGTAATTCATGTGGTGAGTTTTTATGTTCATAATTTTTTTCTGCCAATTTTCAAAAAACATTCTTTGTCTAAAAAATTTATCTGCCCATACACTAATCTCGACACTCTTACTATATGCATATGCAAATGGCATTTCTCTTGAAGGTCCATACATCAAATGATTTGCTGTGTTAATATCTCTACTAGGTAAAACAACAGAGTTACACATCATATCAATATTCTCAATCATAGTTAGACTTTCTAAATCATTATTACCTGGTGTCATATCAAATTCATCTATAAATTCTCTGGCAGGTGGATTAATTCTAACAATAAATCTATTCGTTCTACTAAAACCTTCACCTTGATTTACTTGAGCAATAAATCTGTTAATAGTTCCTGTACCGCCAGGTCTTCTTTGTAATCTAGGGTCTTTTGCAATATCGACCAATGACCTATCTCTAGGCAAACCTAGTCTAATATCAAAATTACCTATTCGTCTACCACCTCTTAAAATTGCCATTTTTCTCTTTCTTACCTGTTAAATAACCTAATAAAAATGATACGCCCATTACTGAACATATTGCTAGTAAA